ACAAGTAACTGACTTGCATGGGTTACTTGAAAAGCTGGCTAAAGAAAAAGAGCCGGCTGGGGGTATTGTACAGGCAGACGCCATAAAACGAGATGAACTCGAAAAGATGAAAGCCGACATACTTCTTGAAATGGAGAGGCTTCTGGCGACAAGGAAATCGCCGGGAAATGCTGAACCGCAGACAAAGGAGCGCATATCATTAGGGAAATGGTTGCTTGCGGTTAAGAACCATGACCATGAGGTGCTGAAAGCGTCAATGACGGAAGGTACGCCAGCGCAAGGCGGGTATACCGTACCTACGGGGCATGATACGGTCATTTATGGCAAACTAAACGACATAACGACTATCGTGCCGAAATGTACTCCGTATCCGCATGGAGCTATGGACGGGTTTACTAAAAATATCCCGAAATGGTTAACTGACCTGACTGTAACGTGGGTTGATGAAGAGGGAAGCAAGCTGTATACGAAACCTACTCTACAACAGAAACAATCCATACTGCATAAAATGGCGGCAATAGTTACGTTTACCGACGAACTGCTTGCCGACAATACTTCTAACCTGACAGACAGGGTTTCGGAGTTAGTGGGCGAGAATATGGCGGTTGAATTAGAGCGGTCAATCCTTGCGGGGAATACCGATCCTTTCATCGGCGTAAGTTATGCGGTTGGCGTTAATGCTGTTGCTCAAACAGGGTTGAATCTTGTTTATGCAGATTTACTTGCGATTATCAACAACGCGGGAATGCTGGAGCAAGCGAGAGCTGGCGCAGAGATGTATATGCGGCGCGCAGTGCTTAATCTGATTATGGGTTTGGTTGACGGTAATGGCAGACCGTTGTGGAATTTGAACAGCATCAACGGCGCAATGCAGAATACTGTGCTGGGGATACCCATTAATTTGTCGAGTCAATGTGTGGCAACACATATTGTATACGGCAATTTTAAAAACGTGCTGTTAGGATATAAAGCGGCTGGCGCAGGCGCTGGGATACAGGTTGAAATATCAAATAGCGCGGTTGACGGAGCGGGTGCAAACTACTGGCTGACTGACCAGACAGGATACCGTTTCGTAATGCGGCGTTCAGTGATTGTTGTTAATCCTGAGAACTTTGTCCGGTTGACAGGGGTTGCTTAATGAAGTGCGAAATTAAAAAAGCTTTCGGCGGCTATCTTACTTTCGCAAAGGGTGAAATCAGGGAATTTACTGATGCCGAAGCTCGGCGATATGCTCACTTAATTGAACCTATTAAGACTATCGAGACTATCGAGACTATCGAGACTATCGAGAGCAAAGAAGTTAATTCTACTGATAGGAGTCCGAATAAACAATACAAAAAAGGGAGGAGAAAGTATGCGTAAATTAATAAGTATTATGGCAATAATTTTATTGCCGATGTTAGGGTTTGCTGATGGTGTAATACCGTACTATGTGGCGGCGACGACTTACGCAGTTACGGAAGTAGGCGCGACAAGCGCGCAAATATCAGGTGTGGCGAGGATTGAGAAAATCATTATCTCGAACAGTCTGCCAGAAGTATTGCAGACAGTTACGTTTTACGAGAATGCTGATTCAACGACCACGATTACGACAGCATTTGCGGTAGATGTTTCAACGTTAACGTATTCGCCGGGGATTGTGCAGATACAATTTCCGATACACTCGGATTATTTGAAGCTTGAAGATTTGTGTGTGCGGAAATCGTCAACAGGCAGTACGGTAAGAGTAACGATATTTTACCGATAACGATCGCAGATCGCAAAAGTGTGAGATAGGAAGCGGGTTATTTGTATGGTTATCTTATAGCTTGCAGATAGCCCGCTTTTTTAAATGTGAGGGGGTGCATTTATGTTCAGAAAGTTTTTAGTATTAGCTGTTTTTATTACGGGATTATCAGCAGTAAATTCATTCGGCGGGCAAGTACCGGCAAAACCTGCACGGTCAATAGGCATGATAACGGATGCTCATACAAAAGTGCATCTCGGGCAAATTTTTCGCACAGGGCATTTATATGATAATGTCGAGGCTGGTGCAACAGCGTATTTTATGGTTGATGTAGCAACAACGGCATTTACGGCGGACGAAATCCATGCGACATTGACGATAGTATCAGACCAGCCGGTTGTTATGAATATCTACCGGACCCCTGTTATTACATCAAGCGGGACAGTAGTTCCTTCGTATAATCTCAATCAAAAAATAGCTGATACTGCAACAGCGATAATGTACCATACACCGACGGTAACGACGGTTGGGACACAAATATCGCCGACAATCTTCATACCCGCTAATGCTCAAAGTTTTAATTCTGACAAGGCATTCAAAGACGGCGCTGAATATGTCGGCGCAGAATCTTTGTATCTCATCGCTGTCCGTAATGTTACAGCTCAAACAGCGGCGGATATAGGGATATACGCGGATTTTTACGAACAATTACAACCGTAAGAGGTTAACTATATGTCGGACGCATTAATAACGTCGGCTGAATTGGAGCAAATTCTACAGATAACCATAGCGGATGCCGCACTTAAAACCACGCTTATTGCCATAGCTTCGGATATAATCGAGACATTTACAAACAGGAAATTCTTGTCTCAAGCATATACCAAAGAAGCGTATGACGGGGACGGGGAAAGACATATCTGGCTGAAAAATTATCCGGTTACCGTATTGACGCTGGTTGAAAGCTGGGATACCTATAACAATGTGCAATTACAATCATTTACGGTAGACACTGATTACATACCGTATCTTGATGAGGGATATGTTTATATGCGCGGGAAAACTGCTATAGGCAAAAGAAATTACCGGATAACCTATACAGCAGGTTATCTTATTGCGGCAATCCCTGCTGATATAAAATACGCGTGCGCGCAGATATGCGGGATTGTATATTCACAAAAAGGTAAGGCAGGTATTAACTCTGAAAGCATGGGTAAATATTCTGTAACGTATGGGAAAAGCGATATTTTAGTAAACGGGATACCATTACCTGCTGATATATCGGGAATATTAACGTATCATCGGCGGAGAAATATCTAATGTCATTTGATAGTTTAAGTATATCTACCTGCACGATACAATTAAAAACGGAGACACAGGATAGTTATGGGCAAATGATAGAGAGCTGGGCGGATGCAGTTACTGATGTGTCATGCAGGATTGATGGTGCGGGCGGTGGATTGGTAGGCACACCGCGTGAGGTTTACGAGAGAGCGACACATATATTTTTTATGAAGGTACAAGCGGGGGTAACATTAAATAGCAAAGATCACAGGTTGATTGTCGGCAGTGATACCTATGCAATATTGCTGGTTGATGAAATATACGATTCGATAGGCGTGCATCATTTGGAAGTAATAACGGAGAAAATAGCATAATGCAAATTTATACGCAGGTTGTCGGCGACAAAGAAGTATTGAAAAAACTGTTATCTCTCATGCAGAAATGCGACGAAACGGTAAAAAATATTGTAAGAGATGCGACATTGAAAGCGGAAGGTACGGCAAAAAAAGAAGTCAATGTTGATACGGGAAGATTAAGAAGCTCTATAACGCATGAATTTATTGATAATAAAAACGAACATTCGGGGATTGTGGGAACGAATGTACACTATGCGCCGTATCAGGAATTTGGCGCGCACGGGAAACCGTATCTATATCCTGGATTAAAAGCAGGGACAGATTTGATGATTAAAAAACTCAAAAGCGAGATAAAAAAGATTAAACCATGATTGAAACGGACGTGATTGCATACCTTAAAAATGATGATACGCTTTCCGCGTTGCTTAATGCCGTGCCGACGAATAGCAAGATATACCCAGAGCAGTCGCCGCATGGAGCGGTAACACCGTACATTATATTTAATACCAATGCTTTCGGGTCGAATGAAGAGAATATCAGCGAAATATCAATAGCTTTTAATTGTATTGATGACAGCGTAAGTTTATCGAAAACGATACGGGACCGGATTTCTTATTTATTAGACAGGCAGGATGAAGCGCAGAATTTAATTACATCAACAGATTACCGCGTATTAACGTCAAAATGTGTTGGCGGCAGTTGTTTCAAAGACCCTGCTCTCAATGTTTTTCATCATGTGGCGATAATAGATTTTAAATATATCGAAGTATCAAGGGGGTATATTGACGTGTTAAATAAAGTTTTGACTATACCGGCATTCGGGACATTTATTGATGAAAAAATCATATTCAACGGATTTTATTTCCCTGCGGCGATAACAATTAAAAAGATAGGGTTACATCTTGATACCGCACCGACAGGCGCGAACATAACCATTGATTTACTGAAAGATAATGTTGAACAATCACGGGTTGCGACGCTTATTGCTGGACAGCGTAATCAGGTTACAGATATAACCGATATAATTTATACGGCGACTGAGAATTTTGGGATAATAATAAAATCCGTGGGAAGCGTTGAAGCAGGGGAAGGGGGTACAGTTGCGATACATTATCAGTAAAGCATTACTGCTTATCTTATTAACTCAAACTTCATGGGCTATAGTTTATAACATCAATGAAGATGATTATATAACGAATGTATCAAGCCCGTCATTTAAGTATAGCGTTATTTATTCAACAATGAGTCCGCCTGGTATTCCGGCGGCAGGCAAAGGATATACTTATCTTGATACTGATAAAAAAATCAAATTCATTAATAGTGATGGCACTATTTATGATTTAACAGCGGCGGCGGCAGGGGGAGCTGACAATCTCGGCAATCACATAGCGACAACGACATTAATAATGGGCGGGTTTGATATAACGGGAGCTGGAAACATATCGGCGACATCCGTGACATCAACAGCTACCTATGCGACCAATGCAGGCGCGCTACAGGGGCATAATGCCGCCTATTTTGCGACTTCTGCTGGATTAAGCAGTTATACCCCTCTGACCCTCACAATAAACGAAATTAGCGCACTATCCACTACATATTTGGGGATTGCAGGCAAGGCGGCTGACTCGGATTTATTCGACGGTATTGATAGCACATATTTTTTAAATGAATTATCAGCAGGGGCTACTACTTATGTTAGTTCAGATTACATAGACACAAACGGTACATTTATCCGTTTCGACCCTGCGAATGACGGGGATATACAAGCAGAGATTTCAGAATCATCCGCGATTATTAGTGTGCCTTTGCATTTAGGAACAGGAACGCCAACTTATATAAATGGTAGTGGTGATTTGTTTGTTGGAGATATGTTAGAAGTTCATGGAGATCAATCTTATATTACAAAGCGTTTAGATATAGTTTCAGATCATTCTTCTACATATCTTGTCCTGAATGCAACTCCCACTAATGAGTATAATTCTATTGTTTTTCAAGAAAATGGTGTTACTTCGGGTGTAATAGCTCAGACAAATTCTCTATATAACGTAGGAGTTAATGATAAAAATCAATCTTTGAATATAAAGAATTATGTTGCTGATGGCGATATAGCCATTTATAATATTAATAGTTCGTTAAATTCTCGGTCGGGGTTAAGAGTTATGGCAAACAATGCTGTTTATGTAGGTTCTGGAACGCCAACCTATGTAACAGGTTCAGGGGATTTGTATGTGGCTGGTGATGCTGAAATAGATGGAAATTTGTATATTCCAGGCACTAACAACTACATCACAGGTGAAGGTATAACAAGTAGATGGTATTCAAACAATACGAAAGTGTTTGAGAGTACAGGTTCATCCATGACGGTTAATGTGCCTATGACTCTTTCTTCTGGTTTAACAAGCACAGGAGAGTTTATAGTTACTGATGGTTCTGGTGTTGTCGTAGGTGCGTCAACAGCAGGATTTGCAACACTTGACGGCGTAGGAGATTTGGGAGTAGAAGGTGAGTTGGAGGTACTAAGTACAGCAAAATTTGGTGGTGCTGTAAATGCTTTAAATTATTACAATAGTAATGGAGATGACACAAACACCGGATATACTTTTCCAGCAACTGATTACGTTAGAATCTTAGCCGGGGGTTTGAATGTATTTGATAGTGACCAAGACCAACTTTTTGTAAATTTAGGTGCCCCGACCGCCATTTTAACACTCAAAAGTTACAATACAGTTTTCTCAGCAGCGGGAACTTACGGAACAAGACAAGCTGAAATTACACCATCATCCATGACAGTTAATGTGCCTTTGTATTTAGGCGCTCAAGACTTAAATATCGCAGAAGGCAAACTCGCTGATTCTACGATTATAAGTGCCGACATTAAAGACGCTACGATAACGACCGCAGATATGACAGCGGCTACGACTGGTTGGTTTGTTAATTGGGCGAATTTTGCTAATGTCCCAGCAGGATTTGCCGACGGAATAGATAATGAAGGGGTAGGCGGCGGCGGAGCATCGACCTTACAGGTTGCTATTGACGGCGTTGAGATAACAAGTCCGACCGTTAGTATTAATTTAAGAAATGGTTTTAATGGTGAAGAGAGTCCAGAAGGCACAGCGTTAATTTGTATTTCAACAGCGACACCGACAAACGGGGATGTAACGCATATCCCGAACTGCGACCAAGTATATGATTTTGCAACGAGCGGGATGTTAACAATGTCATTAGGTGTTGACGATACAACGGATGGAGGATTAACTTTATACGGTGATAATGCGAAAGGTTGCCCGACAATAAAACTTTATAATTCAGAGGATTATGATGATACGGAAGAGTATTGGATGTTAAAGTCGTCTGGCACTCTGTTTACTTTAGGTACTGCAGATGTAGAGACTTTCAAATTTTATAGTGCAGGCAATTTTAGCGCAACAGGGAATGTTGCTGGGGCGACTTATGCTTCTAACGCTTCTGTATCAGATGCAGAATTAAAATATATCGCGACATTATCGAGTAATGCTCAAGACCAGATTAACGGGAAACAAGCGACTGTTACGGAAGGTTCACTTGCTGATTCTGTTATCGTGAGTGCAGATATTAAAGACGCAACTATCGCGCTGGCTGACTTAGCAGCGGCAACGACAGGGTGGCTTACAGCATGGGCTAATTTGACAGAAGTGCCTTCATACGAGCCGAAGGTAACAGAAGGCAGTCTTGCTGATTCAGTGATTGTAAGCGCTGACATAAAAGACGGGACAATAGTTGCGGGGGATATGACTGCCGCAACAACAGGCTGGTTCACAAATTGGGCGAATATAAGTAATAAAGCAGTTGTTACAGGCGAGATTACTGATGGAACGATTGCTCTCGCAGACTTAGCGGCGGCGACATCGGGTTATCTAACTAACTACGATAATTTATCAAACAAAATATTGGTTGGAGTAAATGAGACTTTTGGTTCGGGCTGGAATAGTGATACCGGTGTGCCAGAAAAAGATGATATTTATGATGCACTTGGTGTAGAAGATTTCGGCGTTTGTATTTCATCGCCGAACCATTTAACTGCTGGTGAAGGGTATCAAATATCAAAATTTTTATCGTATGCCGTGACCTGGACGACAATGACTGCGATATGCAATGACGGCACGACATTTGTATGTATGCTCGAGCAACGAGCAAAAGCATCTCCCAATGCCGCTGGTACAGATATTTGGAGCGGTGACATTACTGTTCCCGCAACAGAATGGCGCGGCGGTACTTTCGCAGATGCAACAGTACCCGCAAATTATGGATTATTTTTAGTGCCAACGTCATGGACGGGAAATATTACATCATTGATGATTTATGGGAGTTATACGAGGGATTAATGAAAATAATTTTTATTTGTATTTGGGTTTCGGGTTATTTACCAATAATGACTTTTGATACTAATATAAATAATTTTAATCCTAAAGGGGTTGTTGAACATATTGAGATTTTTAATTCAGAAAAAGAATTAACAAAATTTATCAATAAGAAAATAGATTTAACGATGGGTAAGCAATGGGAATTTTCTAATCCTGACAAAATTTACAGTTACGATTTTAAAACTAGTAAATTGCAGGAGTATGAGGTAATACCAATAACAAAAAAAGTTACTAAAGAAATTATCGATGAAAAGACAGTCGGGTACAAAATTGAGGCAGTAGATTGAAAAAACTATTACTATGTATATTTTTATTACCTGCGTGTGTTTCGACAAGACAACGAATTGCTCATTATAATGCTATGAATGATATTGAACACAATTTGATGAATGCTGATATAAAATGCAACCGATACGAAATGGCGATTATAAAGGAAAAAATAAAAAGATTAGAAAATAATAGATTTGAAGGAATAGCAAAAGAAACAAGTAAGAAAATTGACGATGAATTAATAAATGATATTGTTGATTTATTAAAAATTGATATAAGAAAAATTCTTAGACCTTATTTCGATTTAAACAAGGAAAAAAGAAAATGAAAAAATTATTATTTCTTATTTTGTTATTTAGCAGTTCATTATCAGCGCAGGATTACTGGGTTTATATCCGGAAAGAAACTAAAATCAAGGATTATAAAAACGCAGAGCAAGTCGCGGGGATGTCTGATACGGGTGATATAGTAGAAATCGTGCCTTGCACCCCGCAATATGTGCCGACTAAAGATGAAAAAAAACTGTACAAGATTATAAAAATCAGCGGGATGAGTGAACTCGACAGACTGCAGTTAAAAGACACAATAAGAGGCGAAGTAAATATTTATGGCAAGCAGCCCATACTGAAATACAGAAGACACGGTATTGACTTAATAAGCATAGACGAAAAAGACGCATTAAAAGAAGAATCTAAAAAAGGAGAGTTTACTAAAGATGAGATTGCAGAGGATATTAAGGACAAGATTACTGATTCTCCTATCAGTTTTTATACTGATAAATAATGCGATATTTGCCGCTGTTTCAACGGTGAATAAAACAGGAGAGAATTATAATACTCTAACTCTATGGGAAGATGCCAAAGACGGCGTATTAGGAGAGGTAGAAACCGCTGAATTGTATGTCGAGGACGGCGCGCTTGATGACCGGGTTGTGATTGACGGTTCAACGACAGCATCCGATAAATACATGAAAATCACCGTGCCGGCATCTGACCGGCACGCGGGTGTATGGAGTGATTCAAAATCACGGATTGTGCCTACTTCAGACGGGACAGTGATTACGGTTGATGACCATTACACGGTTATAGAGTATTTGCAAATATACCCGAAAGGAACATCTGCCGAGAGTAACGGGATTGGGCACTCAAACTCAAGCGACCATAATACATATCGGTACAATCTGATTGACGGGCATGGAAGCGCATATACCTGCGGCATATCCCGTGTTAGTTCGGGTGAATTGATTTACCGAAATATAATATGGCATTGCGCGAGGGATTGGGCTGGCGGGATTCTTATGTTCAGCGGGGATGCTAATACTTATATTGTAAACAATACTATTGTCGGTTATGGCGCAGATTACTCATACGGGATTAGAGACAGAAGCGGTACGGGAAGTGAATCGCGTGTGATTAATAATGCAGTATTCGATTGTCCATACAATTTCGGCAGCGATACTGAATCATGGGGTGCTGGTTCGGGGTATAACGCGACAGACAGCGCAGCTGCTCCGGGAAGCAACAACCAAGTTGAAAAAACATCTTCAAGTCAATTTACAAGTTTAACCGGAGGCAGTGAAAATTTTCATTTAAAAGTTGGAGCGGATTGTATTGATCATGGAACAGATGCGGGAAGCCCGTACGATGTAGATATTGATGGAGATGCAGAGGGAGCGACTTGGGATATAAGCGCAGATGAATATGCGGCGGCAGCGCCGCCAGCCGCATCAAAAGGCGCGTCACAAATATTAATTCTTGAGTAAAAGGATATTTATGAGCACACAAGATCAATTAGAAAAAACACCTGCGCACAGACTGCAAGACGTGCAGATGTCGTTTGTCATGGATAAAATGGACGGTATTCGGAATGATGTCGCTGAATTAAGAATTACCATGAACGAATGGCGGAAAGGTATTGACATGAAATGTGAAGCTCATTCAAAAGACACTATGGAAAACCGTATCCTGCTTGAATCAAAAGCGAACCGTGATGAAATGGACACTATCCGTCAATCGTCATTTAGGAATACCGTTTACATTTCATTGTTAGCGACGCTGCCTCATTTGATAGCTATTGTCGGCGGGATTATAACCATAATAGTATTTTTAAAAACAGGGAATAAATAATAATGAAATTAAAAGAAGTGATAATAATTACAATCGTGTTTATAATCGGGATGTTTGGGTTTTATATGATAGGCGGCAGATTCGAATATCGCAGGGGGTTTACTAATGGGTTCATTAACGGTGAATCTCATGCAATTACAAATATAAAAGAATCATTGATTGAGCAGGGGATAATCATAGACGTAAAAAAAGAAAATATAAAAGGGGGTAATTAACCATGGGACCGACAGCAGACAATATCGTGGTAGGTTTACAGACCAATAACACGGTAAAAGTAGGGGTTTACGGGACGGCAGAAGGAGCTTGCACAGAGTTAGGATTGACGGAGGGGGGTATTGAAATAACCAATCCCCGCGAGTATTATGAGCGCACGGCAGACCAATATATCGGGATTCTTGGCGTTGATAAAATCAAAGAACGTCCGACCGTAAAGTTCTCTGTTGCGGAAGCGACGCTGGATAATTTGCGGCTGGCTATGGATTATCCTGCGGGGGCGCTTGTTGCGTCGGTATTAACTGTTGGCGGCAATCCGACAGCAACAGAATTGACGTTGTTTATTAACTGCAACAGTGTCGGCGGCAATACCAGAAAATACGAATTTTATAAGGTTATCAATATCAGCGGCGCAGGTCATGCGTACAAGAAAAATGATAAAACCTTGATAGAGTTTGAATTTTTGATATTGCAGGACACGTCGCTGGCGGCAAACGAACAGATGTTTGAGGTTACTGACAGCGGGGTTGATACGACCGCGCCGGTTGTTGCGCTTTCGACGCCTGTTGACGGCGGGACGGTAACAAAAGCTACAAAGGGCACGGTAACGTGGACAATCACGGAAGCAGGAGAGATAGACGAGAATTCGGTTGTTTACGGCGAGACGGTATTGATAATGAATATCACTGTACCGGCGACAGCGACGCTTGTGGCAGGCACTATTGTTTACAATAAGGCGGCAAAAACAATAGTATTTACGCCGACGGATAACTGGACAGCAAGCGATTCGTTGCAGGCAATTATTACTACGGGATTACAGGATATTGCCGGTAATAATTTAGCGGCAGTGAAAATCGAGCAGTTCAGCGTAACGGCTTAATATCAGGGGACTAAGGACATGGGGGAGTTAACCGTAATGATGAATTGCGGTTCTCCCCAAACTCCCCCAGCCTTCTTATGAAAGGAAATAATCCTATGGAAAACGTAGAAAACGCAGGGAAAGAAATACTGATACAGGAAAAAGAACAGGTTATTATTGCCGATAGGAAATATTATATCGGTGAATTATCGTTAAAACAATTCTTAATAATAGGCAAACTGCTTGCCCGGACAATCATATCAAGTCAAAAAAAACTCAAAGAATTAAAAGAACGCAGCGCAGGAAATGAAACAAACACGGCGGATATTATAACCATGCTTGAATTGCTTGATGATAAGGATTTATACCGGTTTATCGGCTGCATATTAAACGAGGATGATTTTGATTTTCTTGAAAAGAATTGCGGGATAATTCAGACGACAAATATCATTGCATTATTATGCGAACATAATGACATTGATATTCTAAAAAAAAACATCAGCCGGATAATGGGCGCAATCAATCCGGCAGTGAAAAAGAGCTGATACAAATATGTATTATTATCGCGCATTATTTAAACTACAAGATAGAAGAAGTGCTGGATCATCCTCTTTCGTGGATTAAGATTATGGCAGAAGAAGTAAGCAAAATTGAGTTTGAAAATAATATGTTTCAGTTGTCATTACATGGAGTAAGTAAAGAAGATATTGAGAAGTTGCGGAATAAATTCGAAGCGCATCGTATGACCGATGATGAGAAAAAGCGTATAGAGAAAAATGAGCTGGCTATATTACGGCATTTAGGCGGGCATATACGGCGGAAAAATAAAACGAATAAAACGAGGGTGGTGCGATAATGAGTGAAATCGCTGATTTTTTTGTAAAACTTGGTATACAATTTGATGATAGCGGCATAAAAAAAGCTGATTCGATGTTCAAGGGTTTTGTTGTTACGCTTGGCGATGTTGTTAATGCGGCAAAGACCGTCGTTGATTGGGGCAAGAAAATCATTATGGCGGCTGGTGAACAGGAAAAAGCGCAGATGTTGCTTTCTAATGCCATAAAATTAACCGGCAATGAAACAAAAACATCAATAGATAAGTTATCATTATTTGCGACAAACATTCAAAAAGTTACTACCGTTGGTGATGAAGCGACTATGAATTTGATGCAGTTAGGGCTGCAAATGGGAATAGCAGGTGACCAGATAGAAAACTCTACGATGTCAGCAATAGGGTTGAGCAAGGCGTTCGGTGTTGATTTGAATACCAGTATGAAACTTGTCGCGCTGGCTACGGAAGGCGAATACAGTATGCTGGGACGATATATCCCCGCATTAAGAACAGCAAAGACCGAGACAGAAAAAGCCGCTATCGCTAATGACGCAATGGCTAAAGGGTTTGAAATGGCAAAAGCGGAGCGCGGCACGTTTATCGGGCAAACAGAAGCGCTAACGAATCGCATTGGTGATTTGTATGAGACCGTAGGTATGGCATTATTGCCGGTATTAAACGATTTTTTTAATTTAGTTAATAGTGCTATCTTGCCGGTTATGGAGAAATTTTTTAGTGACACAAAGAATCAGGCGAAAATCACGGAGACGCTGGGGAATGTTTTTACATGGTTTATAAAAATAGGTTTGGGCGTAAAGTCAGCGATTGATTTAATGACTGACGCATTAGCTAATTATGCCGGCATTATAGTTGGTATAATAACTCTTAATAAGGATTTAATAAAAGAATCGGTTGCCGGATTCAAGAAAATGGGGAATAAAATATCAGAATACGGCAAACAATTCACCGAGTTAGAAAATCTAAAAGTTGAAAAAACAGCCGAGACAGAAACAGCATTGACAGAGATAATGCGGGTCAATTCAGAAGCACGGACGGAGATTAAAAATATAGAAAGTGAAGCTGATAAAAAAAGAGAAATAGAAGTCGAAGAATTACTTGCAGAATTACTTGAATCAAAATCAAAACGGGAAGAAGACCTTGCGCGGAATCGTGAAATGTGGGCGAATAAGTTTGCAATGGTTGTGTCTGATGCGCTGGGTATTATTCTAAACGCCGAAACTACGACATGGAGATCAGTTGCTGCGGCATACGGGCAAGCTATTAAAAACATGATTAGTTATTTGATACAGCAGTTAGCGGCTGAAAAAATAAAATCTGTTGCTATTGCAATTATGAATAGTACAGTTACTTGGGGAGCGGCGGCGTATCAAATAGGCACTGTTATAGCGGCATCAACAGCGGCGATGATAGGGTTAAAATCATTAATGAATTTTGATAAAGGCGGGATTGTACCAGGGTTATTAGGACAGCCACAGCTTGCAATAGTACACGGCGGGGAGACGATTATCCCGCCGAATAATATCGCGTCAAGCATTATTATCAACGTCAATCAGGTGCATTCCCGCAGGGAGGCGCACGCGCAGGCGGAAATTATCGGGAATGAGATATACAGGGAATTTAAGCGGGGCAGAAAACTGTAATGGCGATATATTATCGAGAAATTACCGTGAGCATAACAGAGCCGACTGAGCAAGGGTATGGCGAGATATGGATTAATCCGATAGGGACAAGTGAATACATCGCATATATTTGGCTTGATGAGTGGGTTGTATTAGTTGGCGGCGGGGTATATGTGGCGGAGACAACGCCGGATAAGCATTATCTTAATGTTATTGTGCAGGAAGAACTGCCAGACGATGCTATACAAACCGGCTGGATATGGTGCAAGGAAAGCGTTAAACAGGCGTATTTATACTTATTCGGGCAGTACATACTTATTGCAGGGGCATAGGGCATGGATTGGAGATTATACAGCGAAACAGAGCCGACGAATATATTTACAGGGCGCTTATGGATAAAACCGAGTAACGGGAGTGCATATATACGACTTGGTAATTCATGGCTTCCGTTGGCAAGTGTGGGAACAGCGATTGATTATGGATTAATAACAATACTGATAAACGGGGTTGATAAAACAGATTTGATAGAATTAGGGTCATTGTCGATAACAAATATATTAACCAAAGAGGTTGATTCGTGCGGATTCATTATAAACGATGACAGCGGTAGTAATAAGCCGGTTGTGGGGCAGGAAGTATTAGTATTTATGAAAACATCAGCCGGCGCAACGCCATCATTAATATTCGGCGGCAAGATTGATGAGACTCCGCAGATACAATACGCACAAGGCAAATATCAATACGAGGTTGCCTGCTCCGATTACACGCAATGCCTTAATAAACGAATGGTTACAGAGACCTACGAGGATGATACGGCGGGCGCGATTATAAAAGATATTGTTGAAAATTGGTGTCCTGAATTAGGGTGTGCATACGTTGAGGACGGCGCAACAGTAGATTATATTTCATTCAATTACAAATACCCGTTTGAATGTATTGAAGAGCTGGCGGGACTGATTGGTTATGATTGGTACGTTGACTATGATAAGAACATCCATTTTTTCCCGCCGGGAACGAATACCGCGCCGTATGAATTGACAGAAAGCGCAGGAAGCGGGTTATATAGCGGACTTGAGATTTCCGTTGACAAATCAGAATTAAAAAATAGGGTAACGGTGCGGGGCGGGTATGCGTTATCTGAATTATATACACAGGTAAGATCGGCGGACGGGACACAGGATTCGTTTCAATGCGATTATACGCCGTATGACACGATAAAGATTTACGTTGACTCTGGCGGGGGATATGCAGAAAAGACTCTTGGCATAGATAATATTGATACTACAGGCAAAGATTTTGTTGTTAATGTATCAGAAAAACTTATCAAGAATCTTGACCATGCGGTATTGACAGCAGGGCATAAAATCAAGATAACGTATAAATACAGGGTCCCGATAATATCACAGGTTGATGACCAAGACAGTATTGATATGATGAAACTGTATGAGGGCGGCAACGGCATATACGAATCGCCGTTAATAGTTGATGAAACAATAGCAACGAAAGCACAGGCGCGCGCGCGGGCGCAAGGTGAATTAGACCAATACTCAAATCCGCTTGTTGAAGGTTCATTCATGACGAATCAGCACGGGTATAGAAGCGGGCAGTTATTGACGGTGAATATTCCTTCGCGCGGGGTTAATGCTCAATATTTGATTCAAGAAGTGTCCATGACATCGCTGGGAAGCGGCAGGTTTGAGTATGAGATAACATTCGCGACGTTATTAAAAGGATTGAACGATTTCTTAAAATTATTATACGACAGCGGGCGGAAGATTATCGAACGGGAAGATGAAATATTGAATGTGTTCAAGGTATACCGTCCAGCGCTGGGAATGACCGCAGAAATAACAAATGTGTGGATGGATACGGGAGCGGCGGCAGTATGGAGTAATGACGAAGAGACAACGCCGAATCGGGGACGCTGGAATCTTTTTAAATGGGGATAAAATATGAACATTAGTATTGTCGGCAGACACAGAATAACATTAACGGATAAAAAAACAGGGCGGATAAAACGACGCTCGAAATGGATTAAAAACATAATCCCGAACGTAGGGATATACGCTATCCTTGACCGGCTGGCAGATGAACAGGTGCATACAGACGAAGGTATTATAACTTACGGAGCGGTAGGAATAGGTGCATCAACGCCGGTTGCTGGTGATACGATTATGAATGACGAGGTATTCAGAAAAGCAATTTCTACGTTTTCCCGCACGGACAACGTATTATCGATAACATCATATTTTACTGACGCAGAAGCTAACGACGCATTGACACAGTATGCGTTATTCGGAGAAGAGGCAACGGGGGTTGCTGATACCGGCACGATGTTTGCATATCTTAATTTTGACGGGACGTACACAAAAACAGCAAGCGAAGAAATGACGATTGATTCGGAAATATCTATTGAGGAAATATAATTTTAAAGAGGTGAATTATCATGGCAATTTTAAGTTCAGATGTTAGTGCAGGTACGACTGCTCTCGCATCGCAATACAACAATCTACGCACCGATTTATTAACAGGCGACGTAACGATTGCTGGAATAAAAACTTTTTCATCAGCTCCGGTACTCAGTGAAGGGTTGAAGATTGCGACGACAAAATTATTATATCTTGACGGTGGCGGAGATACCTATATAAAAGAAAACGATGCTAATCAAATATATGTTGTTTGCGGCGACACGCTTGTATGCCAAATGCACAATACATATTTTAACCCTGCTGTTAATGTGATAATTGAAACAACAAAAAAGTTATATCTTGATGGCGGAGATGATACATACATAAGAGAAGCGAGTGCGAATTATTGTGAATGGTATGCGGGCGGCAGTGTGGCGGCATGGGTTTCAGCAACGCAGGGATTAGGTGCGCCGTTAGGATTTTCTACATATCCAACAAAGAAAATATATCTTGATGATTCCGGTAATACTTTTATAGTCGAATCATCAGGAGATGTAATGGATTTTTATACCGGCGGGACGATTGCCATGCGATTGGACGCATCTCAAAAAGCTACTTTTTATGGTGATGTAAATATTAATTATGTCGGCGCTACTCCAAAGGGTTTAATTTTAACTCATAGTTACGATGCCGGATATGCTTGGACAATAATACCTGAAACATCTGGGACATCTTTACAGTTATATTACAATGCAACTCTTCGTTATTATTTTAATAAAAATGGTACTGCATATGCCGATCAAGCATGGAGTACATTCTCCCCCGATATAAAAAAAGACAATGACTTTAAAGACAAAGAAAAAATAAACGGGAATGATTTCCTTAAATGGGCATTAAAAGATGCAAAGAAACCTTTGAAACCTTATCAAGGTATCAGAGGAACTAAAGAGGAAGAGGAAATTTACGGCAAAGATATATGCAAAATATCAATCGGTGTTGCTCACTGGGCGGAAGAAGCGGAAGCAAGAATATCAGAACTCGAAAGGAGACTACCTGCATGAAAGAAAAAATCTTGAAAGAGTTGGAAGAGTTGAAAGCAAACAAAGAGAAGCACGAAAAGAACCTACAGCAGTTGACACAAGCACGGGAGCAGTGTATTGCGACAATCAATGCGACGATTGGAGCTATTGAAGTTCTTGAAAAATTATTAAAGGAAGAAGAACCGAAAAAAGAGGAAACATGAAAAAATTATTATTGCCGTTATTGTTATTTCTTGCATCATTTGCTCATGCTGATTTTTATAGTGTTCAGTGGTATTCTGTCGACGCAGACACAACAACCCATAAAGTACAGTGGAATTATCGGGGTAATATGTTCTTTGTTTATAACAGCACATCCACTGATCCGCTAATCGCTGATTGCACTTCATTCGTGCGGATATATTCAACAGGAACAGTTGAAGCGGTCAATCTATTTGTAACCGGCGATTTCCTTGTGCCATACGTTGATACAGGAACAACACCATCCCGCGCGGGATTGTGGGGGCGTACCGCTCAATATGTGGTACATACAGCAACGGCGGCGGTTGATTTTAGAAGCTGGCAGAAAGTCGGGGCACAGTAACGAGGGTGGTTAATGCCCGAATGGAAGCAGTGTAAACTTTGCGGATATTGGTTTGATTACGAAAATCTTGAAAAAGATTGTGGATTGGTGTACTTTCACGGGCAGGCGGTGGCGCATATCTGTTCGCATTGCATTCCCGATAAAAAGGAAAAAGAAAAAATAAATGACACGACAAGAGTTTACTAAAAACATAACGCAGTTACTTTCTGAAATGATTACAGCTGGCGAGAATCCTGTTATTGATTACGCATTGCGCGGAACAATGGATCAGGTTTATTTATACTTGAGAAAAAAAACACAATGCGACGGAATTAATAAATTATCAAAACATCAATCAGGATGTGCGGTTGATATTTATTTGAGTGACATCAACGGTACAATACAGTTTGTTTGGAATGAACAAAAATCAATCAAATGGCATGAACGGTGGCAGCAGCTTGGCGGGAAAGCATTGATTATATTTGCAGACGGAACTAAAGATTATGGACATTTTGAAGGATGATAATAAAAAAAAGAGGGGGGGGGGGCAGAGAAGATGAAAAAGATTTTATTTGTTTTATTTCTTGCGGCATTATTTGCAGGATGTGCAAAACGGGCGGTCATCGTGCCGGAAAAACATATCCCGATTGAACCAGTTGTAATCAAAGAGATTGATACGGATAAGGAAATTTTTGGATTTCTTACCGTTAACTTTGATTTTGACCGCTATGAAATCCGTCCTGATATGCAGCAAGCTATTGAGCACAATGTTTATCTGCTCAAAAAATATCCGCAGCTTAACATCAGGATTGAAGGGCATTGCGACGAACGGGGAACGGAAGAATATAATCAGATACTTGGTGAAAAAAGAGCGCAGGCGGTTAAAGAAGTTTTTGAATCGTGCGGCATTTCCTCATCAAGAATTAAGACTATTTCTTATGGCGAATGCCGTCCCTTACTGCTGGATTACAACGAAGAAGCATGGGCAGAAAATAGACGGGCTGAAACAAACAGTATTGTAAAAGGGACTGATGATTTAGGCGGTTGGTTTGAAATCTGGGATATAATAAAATGAAATGGATTAAAAAGATTTTGATTAAAATTGTTTTGACTTATATATTTGATTATTGGAAAGGAGGGAAACCTATGTTTGAAAAAATAAGATTGTTTTTATCTGGGAAAAAGCTTTATCTGGTTGCAATAGGCATGATAATCGGTGCGCTTATTCAATGGGCTGGCGATAATGATAATGCCGCTTTAATCCAGAAAATACTTGAAGCATTGGCATTGATAACTGGACGGGCAGCAATAGCGAAAGTTGCAAAAAAATAATATGCCGGAAAGTGCTTTACCAGAACATTTAAGAGACAAGTATCATGATGATTGGATTTTCCCTTTCTGTTTTATTCCGAGGGGCTGGACAGCGTTTAAATGGTCAATGCCGCCCCGGTGCTTGATAGGATACAACGTAATGCGCTGGGATACGGCAGAGCGCGGCGATTGGAATATCTGGGAATACGCCTGCGGGAAGGGCTGGATATTCTGGAAAAAGCCGGTCATGGGGCACGTTTACGGTCCCAACGCTATCCAGAAGATACAGGGGACCTGGCGAATCAGTTTTCACATTTCATATCCGCTGGGATTTCACATGACCATAAAGTTATGGAAGTACAAGGAAGCGACAACAGAAGAGCTTGCGCGAGGGTATGACGGGGTGCGGTTGATATATTTGCGGTTCGGCGCACGTTTCGATAGTTACGATAGTTACTATTCTTTTCCGTCATTCTTTATAGGTTTAACGTATAATTAGATGATTGATAAAATCCATAAAATTGTATATGTGCCGATAGAGAAATTAATTCCAAGCGACTACAATCCCCGCAAAGCATCTCAAAAACAACTCGACGATTTAAAAGAATCTATCAAGAGATTCGGATTTCCCGACCCTATCATCGTAAATTCAGCATCAAAAAGAAAAAATATTATCATCGGCGGACACATGAGGCATAAGGTTGCTTCTGAATTAGGATTGAAAGAATTGCCTGTTGTCTATGTTAATATTCCTGATATTAAAAAAGAGCAGGAGTTAAACATCAGATTAAATAAAAATTCTGGCGAGTTTGATTTTAATATGCTGGCGAATATCGACGAGGATTTATTGAAAGATATTGGGTTTGATTTATCAGAAATGACTATAATAACAGGAATTGAAGAACCGAATGAAAAAGAAATTGATTTACTTGAAACAAAAAATGAATGTCCGAAATGCGGATATAAATGGTAACCCCACAATAATATCTTTATTCTGCGGTTGCGGCGGTAGTTCATTAGGGTATAAATGGGCAGGATATAAAGAATTACTTGCTATTGATTTTGATGAAAATGCAGTTGAAACTTTTAAATTAAATTTTCCTGATATTCCTTGCTGGCAGAAAGACATAATAAAAATAACGGGGAAAGAAATAATGAACTTTTGTAATATAAAAGAAAATAAACTTGATTTACTTGATGGTAGTCCGCCATGTCAAGGATTTTCAACAGCGGGAAAAAGAAATCTTAATGATTCAAGAAATGATTTATTTATGGAATTTGTCCGATTAATTAACGAATTAAAACCGAAAGTATTTGTTATGGAAAATGTGTCAGGAATGATAAAAGGAACATATAAGGGAAAATTTAATGAAATTTTAATAAAATTAAAAAGTATTAATTATAATGTAAAATGTAAATTAATGAATGCGAAATATTATAATGTCCCTCAATCACGTCAAAGATTAATATTTATTGGAGTAAGAAAAGATTTAAATATTATACCTTCATTTCCTATACCGAATAAGAATTTAATTACATCAGGAAAAGCATTAAAAAATATTAAGAATCAAGATTGGGAATTAAAATGGGTGAATCATATTAAAGATTCTGTAATTTATCCGAGAATATGTAAAATGAAAAAAGATGAATGTTATGATAAATATAGTCCGCATGGATCAGGATTTACTTTAAGAAGAATAAATAATTTAAGACCTTCATGGACAATAACAAAAACAATTAATCATTGTTCGAGTTCAGATGGATTAATACATTATTCTGAAAATAGAAAATTAACAATTACGGAAATTAAAAGATTAAGTTCTTATCCTGATAATTTTAAATTAAAAGGGAACTTTGAAGAGCAGTGGGCAAGAATAGGAAATTCAGTAATGCCAAAATTTATGCAAGCAATCGCAGAACACATAAAAATAAATATTCTTAAATATAATTAATAATTGCTTGCAGATAAATTATTTTGAATTAATGAAATCTGCATAAATAAGGAAGCGTGAAAATAATAATTTCACGCTTTTTTTATTTATCGACGGTAAATGGGGGTAAAATAAAAATAAAATAATTAAATAATATCTCTTGACATTGTAAATAAGGTATGGTATAATTGTAGTAAGAAAGGAGGCGGCATGAAATTAAGCGTTTTTGATGTTATTGTTGCAATCGGGATTTTAACGGCGTTATTCTTTATGAAATGAGGTGATTAAAATGGCGAAACCTTTGTGGGGCATAGAAGCTGAACTTGCGCGTAAAGAGCAGAAACTAATTGAGATGTTTCAAAATTCCGCTGATGTAGATGATGACACGATTGAACTGATGGCAGATAGTCTTGATGAAAAATATCCGACGATTTTTGACCGTGTATCGTTCATCGAGAAATGCAAGCAGAAGCCGGATATTGAAGATGAAAACGATTTTTATTTTGCGCATCTTTAAAGAAAGGAATATATGATAATAAAAACAACAGATTTGCAATCAGCGCAGGCGTATCCGATACGATATGAAATGGTTAAATGTGAGAATTGCGACGGGACGGGCATAATCTCTTATGCACGGGATGAATGGTTTGAAAATGATATATGCCCTGATTGTAATGGTGAAGGCGAATGGGAAGAAAAAGAATAAAGAATATTTCTTGACAAAGTAATTATAATTTATATATAGTATTCCTATTGAAGAGGGGAGGTGATAAAAATGAAAGAGGCGCAGGTAATAGGAAAAACCGACAAGCGAGTAATGCTCAATTTTTACTGTCCGAGAATATGGCGGGAAAAATTGAGAGAAGCTGCACGAGAGAGAGCGTGTCCCTACAGTATCATCATGCGGGATATGCTGGAGGTGTTTTTGAAGGATAGAGGGAAAATCTGAAATAGAAAAAATCTAATAGGATGAGGTGAATAAAATGGGAAGACGCAAAAAAGAATATGTTGAGGAATCAGAGAAGGGGTTAGTTGATTCGATTCATTCTGATGAACCGATGTTGCCTGCCATACAAGAACCTACCGCGCTTGAAGAGATAACCAGAGCAGAAATTGATTGTGCTGTGGCAACCGCAAAAAAGTATCCAAGAAGTATCAAGCGATTCCGGCAGGAAGCGTTGACAATGGCAACTGCTGACAAGACGATTGCAGGGCAATGTTTCTATGTGCTGCCGAGAGCTGATAAGCGGATTGAGGGTCCCAGTGTGCGGCTGGCTGAAATCATAGCGAGCGCGTGGGGTAACGTAAGATTCGGGGCGCGGATTGTTTCCGAGAACGAAAAAGAAGTCGTTGCGCAGGGCGTAACACATGACCTTGAAAAGAACGTATCAACGACGATTGAGGTAAGCCGGCGGATAACGAATAAGAACGGACTCAAGTTCAGCGATGATATGATTCAGGTTACAAAGAATGCCGCGTGTTCTATTGCTTTACGAAATGCTATTTTTAAGGTTGTGCCGAAAGTGTATACCCAGATAATCTATGAACAGGCAAAGAAAGCAGCGGTGGGCACGCTCAAGACCCTAAAAGAGCGGGTATTCTCGATGATGGCGAAGTTCGGGGATATGAAGGTTACCGAAGAGATGGTTTTGAAGCTTGTCAAGAAACCTTCCGTTGAGGATATTGATTTGACGGACGTTGAATTGCTTATCGGTGTTTATACCGCTATCAAGGACGGTGATACGACCATAAAAGAAGCATTTGGTTTGTCGGCGAAATCTGACGTATCAATGCCGCAAGAAAAAGAGCATAAAAGGGAAGTTATCGTTGAGACCGATGCAATGTGGGAAGGGAACGCGCAAAAGTAATGTTAACCTATATTGACGAAGGACATCAATATTTTTGGAATGATAAGCGGATACCCGGCGTTAATGAAATGTTATCAGCCGTCGGGATAAATGATTTTTCCGGTATCCCCGAAGACCGTCGGGAATCCGCTTTTCATTTTGGGGATGTGGTGCATAAAACTTGCGAATATCATGACAAGGGTACGCTTGAAATTAAATCAATCGACGAATTAACACAAGGTTATCTTCGGGGCTGGATAAAATTCATAAATGAATTTGATATTAAGTTTATATCGATAGAAGGGAAAGAATATTCCAAAAGATACGGTTTTGCCGGCAGGCATGATAGAATAGGCGAATCAACCAGAAAATTTATGCCGGTACGTTGGCTAATAGACATCAAGACGAACATATCGCCGGCAAAGAACGACGATTTGAAATTAATGTTTTATAAAATGCTCTGGGAAGAAAATCATCCTGAACTAAAAATCAACGGCATGATGACCGTGCATCTTCTGCCTGATAATTATAAGGTAGTTGCGGTAGAAAAAAGGAGGTTTGCCGAGATAAAAAATGATTGTATTTGTATAATTCAGTTTTATCGTTTGTTAAAAAAAAGGGGGATTGTTTATGACAAAAATAAAAATTAATGATATTGACGTAACATCAGCAGAGAAGGAAGGACATGATTCGGCATTAATATTGACCAGAGCAAACGCTATTATTATCAGGAATCAATCTGATTATGAGCAGGTTATACAGTTTGAAAAAATGGCGAAGGAACGATACAAAGAAATTGATATTGAAAGAAAAAAGATAACCATGCCGATTGATGAAGCAAAAAAAAACGTGATGAATTTATTCCGACCTGCGCTTGAAAACTACGAAAGCGCATACAAGAAAGCGCGGGTATTGTTATTGCAATACGAGAATGAGCAGGAACGGAAGCGCAGGGAAGCAGAAGCAAAATTGCAGGCAGAAGCGGAAAAGAAAAGGATTGAAGCAATGCGGAAGGCGGAAGAGGCACGCGCTGCCGGTAAAGAGAATATAGCTGAAAAATACGAGGCAAAGGCAGAAAACGTGCCGGTCCCTGTAGTTGCGCCGACCTTTGAGCGTCCGAAAGGGTTTGTATCCCGCACGCTATGGAAGTATGAAATCTTGGATGAATCGCTTATTCCGCGCGCGTATCTTATGCCGAGTGATGAGAAATTGCGCAAGCAGGCGACAGCGACGCATGATAGTATTCCCATTCCCGGCATACGATTTTATTGTGTTGAGGTTTAATAATGGTTCTGGGTTCTGGCACTCCCGTTAAAATCAACGGGAAGGCGTTAAACAGGGCTTAGGTTGCGTTTTCAGGGGTTTCATGGGGAAAAAGTATGAGCGCTGATTTAAACGAAAATAAGTATATCGCATACATTGATCGTTACATCGCCTCAGCATACGTTACTTTATTAGTATTAGCTGTTTGTCTGGCGTTTACGATGATATTATTTCTTATCGGGGTTATTATCTATTGGGTGGTAGCAATGGGTAAGTATATGTGTTTATGAGGGGGATGTTATGACCTGCAAAGAGCTGATACTCGAGAAACTCCGCTGGATGCCGCAGGGTTCGGCAGTGCATGAGATTTGTATTGAAGGGTATAGCCAGAACAATATAGCAACCCGGATGAATGACCTTGAGCGGGAAGGGAAGCTCGTGAGTTTCTTCCCGGAAGGTAAGCGGTTTAAGCGGTGGAAATTGCAGAAGTGGGAAGGCGATCAGATGGTGATGTTATGAAACACGTATTTCCTGTCATCTTGATTATTTTGGATCTCAGCGCCAGCGTTGTTTATTTTTGGCAGCGAGATTATGCGAGGGCGGGATATTGGTTGTCAGCAGGATTTATAACTTTTTCTACTTTATTTATTCATTAAAAATGAGGATTTTATGAGAAATTACAAGGATTTTTTAAGCACAAAATTAAATTATGGGTCATCAGTTGGAATTGAAAATATTACTATTCCCGACAAACTATTTGACTTTCAAAAAGCAATAACCAGATGGGCTTGCAAAAAAGGACGGTGTGCGATATTTGCTGATACGGGTTTGGGAAAAACATTTTTACAGCTTGTATGGGCTAATAATATAGTGAATGAAATCAAAGGGAAGATTATTATCTTCGCTCCATTATCGGTAAATGAACAGACGATAGACGAAGGAAAAAAGATTGATATTAAAGTATCCAGATACGACATTGACGACGATGTTAAGATTAAAATCTGTAATTATGAGAATCTTGATAATATTAACTTCAATGATTATGTCGGGATTGTCCTCGATGAGTCAAGTATACTCAAGTCAGTAAGCGGTAAAACAAGAAAAAAATTAATTGAATTATCGCAAGGTTTAAAATTTAAGCTTGCCTGCACCGCAACGCCGGCACCTAATGACATATCAGAAATAGCCAATCATACAGAGTTTTTAGGAATCATGAAACGTGAAGAAATGCTATCAAAGTATTTTGTTAATCGTGAGAATAAAGGCACTGGCTGGGAAATCAAAGGTCATGCGATAACAGCATTTTATAAGTGGATGTCAACGTGGGCTATGTTTATAAAGTATCCATCTGATTTAGGTTTTAAAGATGATGGGTTTATTCTCCCCGAATTAAATATTACCGGAGAATATTTTGATTTTGAGTATAAGAAAGATGATGAGCTTTTTAGTTCTGGATTAAAAGGTATAACGGATAGGTTAAACATACGAAAGCAAAGCATATCAACAAAAATAGAACGTATTGCAAATGAGATAAACCAAAGCAATGAACAGGCAATAGTATGGTGCGGATTAAACGAAGAATCAACGGTATTGCATAAACTCATACCTGATTCAGAAAACCTGCAAGGCAGTGATACCGAAGAAGAAAAGATACGAAAGATAAAAGAATTTAAAAGAGGGAAAATAAGAGTCTTATTAACCAAAAGCAAAATAGCAGGGTTCGGATTAAATTTTCAGAATTGCCATAATATGCACTTTTTCGGAATGTCGGATAGTTATGAATCTTATTATCAATGTATCCGGCGCTGTTATAGATTCGGTCAAAAAAACCCTGTTAATGTAAAAATATGGCTTGCAGGCGAGGAATCAGCAATACTTGATAATGTAAAGAGAAAAGAAAAAACATCACAGGATACTTTTAATAATGTCATTAAGTATGTAAAAGATTTTGAAAAAGATGAATTGAATCCTACATCACACGTAAAGGAGATTTACAAAATGGAAAAAGCAAAAACGCTAAACTATGAAGTTTATCTGGGCGACTCATGCGAAGTAATGAAAGACTTGAAAGAAAACTCTATTGATTTTAGTGTGTTCTCGCCGCCGTTTGCATCGCTATATACTTATTCACCGTCTGAACGCGACTTAGGAAACTGCCAAAACAATGATGAGTTCTTTGAGCATTTTAAATACATCATTAAAGAATTATTGAGAGTTATAAAACAAGGCAGATTGATTGCTGTTCACTGTATGAATCTACCGACAAAACTTGTTAATCATGGTTATATCGGGTTATTAGATTTTAGAGGTGATATTATACGAGCATTTCAGAAGGAAGGTTTTATATATCATTCGGAAATCTGCATACAGAAAAACCCACAAGCGGCAGCTATCAGAACTCATGCAAAGGGTTTGATGTTTAAGCAATTACATAAAGACAGTAGTGATTCAAGGCAAGGAATCCCCGATTATATTTGTGTATTCCGCAAACGTGGTGATAACGAAGTTAGAATCAATACTGACTTAAACAATGAAGAATGGATAAAACTTGCTCATCCGATATGGACTGATATTCGGGAAACAAATACTCTTAATTTTCGAGAAGCGAGGACAGATAAAGACGAAAAGCATATGTGTCCGCTTCAGTTGGACGTTATTAATCGATGTATCCGGCTTTGGAGCAATAAAAAAGAGGTTGTATTTTCCCCGTTTATGGGTATTGGAAGCGAAGGTTATGAAGCTATTAATCTTGATCGTAAATTTATAGGGATTGAATTGAAACAAGAATATTATAATACGGCAATTAAGAATCTTGACGTTGCTTGTGCTAATAAAAAAGACTTGTTTGATTTGGTTGTTTAATGGTATATTTTTTTTCTTGACAAGGTTACAGGAATTATGATATGCTTTATCTTGAGAAGGAAAAAAGGAATTTAATATCGTCTTGGGATTGGCAGGGCGTTTTTTATTTTAAGAGAAAATAATAAACCCCCAGAGTTTCTGTAGCCAATCCCTACAGAGACCGAGGGGGCTTTTAATTTATGGCGAAACGATTCACTGACTCTGAAAAATGGAATGACAGCTGGTTTGATAACCTTCCGAATGAATTAAAATTATTCTGGCTATTCCTTTGCGATAACTGCAATCATGCGGGAATATGGAAGGTTAATAAAAAACTTGTAGAGTATCATATCGGCGTAATAGATTGGCAAAAAGTAGAAACAGAGTTCAATGGGAGGATAATAAGGATAGATGATGAAAAATGGTTCATTCCGAAGTTTATTTGTTTTCAGTATCCGCGCGGCTTATCAAAACACCTTGATGCACACCGCTCTGTAATCAACCTGCTAATTCAATACAAATTAGAGAGCCATATTTCTTTCATCCATAAAAGAGGTCTGAAAGAGGTCTCAAAGAGACCTGAATCAGGTCTCAAGGATAAGGATAAGGATAAGGATAAGGATAAGGATAAAGTCTTGGGGATTGTTAAGGGGGGAGACGCTTTTGAAGAAATCTGGGCAAAGTATCCAAGACCTATTGGAAAGAAAGCCGCATTACGTCATTTTATTGCTTCTGTTAAAACAGAGCAGGATTGGATTGATATAAATAAAGCTCTTGAAAAATATAAAGCAAGCGAAGAAGTAAAAAAAGGTATGATACAAAATGGTGCAACGTGGTTTAATAATTGGCGGGATTGGGTGAATTATACAAATGAACCAAAATCATTTAAGTTTTAAGCGTTATTTATCGAATTGCGCAAAAAATAATATCAAACCTATTCTAAACGAACAGGAATGGAATCGGGCGTATTCTGATTTTGTTATTACAAAGAATGTGATTGATAGATACGAAAAAGCGTGCAATGATCGGATTGATAAATTATTGGAGGCATTATGCCAGATGAGACAGTCACCGATTTAGCGGCAGAAGTGGAAAGGGTTATTGAAAAAGAGAATGAGCAAAATAAAGATTTTATTGAGGATTTAAAGTTTAAAGAATATGCTGGCGAAGACAGGGTTATTTCTACTGAGGACGCAATTAATGAGATTAAAGAAAAGGGAGATACAGTTTTTACGTATAGGTGCGGATTCCCGAAGATTGACGCTTTAATGGAAAATTTTGAGGAAGGTGAGCTGATAGTTATATCCGGCGCTCAAAAGAACGGCAAGACTACATTGGCGCAATCATTTACGCAGAATATGTGCGGTAACGGCAATTTCCCGCTATGGTTTTCTTTTGAAGTATCAACGCATAATTTTCTTAAAAAGTTTCCTAAGTTGCCGCATTTCCATATTCCGCGCAGGGTAAAGAATCATGGAATTGATTGGATTGAAGAGCGGATTATTGAATCTCAAGTTAAGTACGGTACAAGGATAGTATTTATAGACCATTTGCATTATCTTATTAGCTTGGGGCAGTCGATTAATACGTCATTGCTTATCGGAGCTATTATGAGAGAGTTAAAGACCATCGCTATTGACAGGAAAATTGTTATATTTCTACTGGCACATACGCAGAAAATACGGATTGAAAACGTGCCTGACCTGGCTGATCTACGCGACAGTTCGTTTATTGCGCAGGAAGCTGACGCAGTAATGATGATTAAACGACACGGTATAATAGCTGAGGGTATTGTTGAATTTGACAATACAGCGGGGATTTATTTACTCGCTAATAGAAGAACGGGGAATCTTGACCATATTGAGTTAATACTTGAAAACAATATGCTTAGAGAAATGACGTTTAATGAAATATCGGAACGCAAGAAAAAAGAAGAGGAGGAAAAACAATGCAAATCGAAATTCCGTATAGTGAAGTCGGACTATTACTCTACGCATTAAGAAAAGACGCATTTAAAGATGAAAGTGAAGAAGTAAAGAAGGGGACAGAAGAATTGTTTATGTCTATCGGGAAACAATATGCGAGGATGAAGGCGTGAGAATAGCAAGAGTATTTCCAAGCAGAACAAGCATGACGCCGATAGACGCTGATGCCTATTACGATACGCCGGATATGTTTACGCCGGATTATGATGAGATACACATATCGACCGTGTTTACGTGGGATAAGCAGAAAGCCGAAGAGTTGGCGTTTCAATGGGAGCATAAAGGCAAAGTTAAGCTCGGCGGTTGTGCGTATGGCGATCCCGGCGGCGAGTTTATCCCCGGAATGTATGTCAAGAAAGGTGTTACGATAACATCAAGGGGATGCCCGAATAACTGCTGGTTTTGTTTCGTGCCGAAGCGTGAAGGGAAACTGAGAGAATTAGAAGTGAAGGAAGGAAACATTGTGCTTGATAATAATTTGACGGCTTGCTCCGAATCGCATCTTGACAAAGTGTTTGAGATGCTTAAAAAACAAAAACAAGTGTCTTTTAATCAAGGGCTTGAAGCCCGACGGATAACAGATAAATTCGTTGAGCGGTTGCGGTCATTGCCGAGCATAAAAGACATCTGGCTTGCGTGCGATACGGGAAGCGCTATTATTCCGCTTAAAAAAGCTATGCAAAAATTAGGGAAATATTTTAATAGAAACAAAATGCGATGTTATGTTTTGATCGGAAAGGATAAACAGCAAGAAGAATATCGATTAAGATTAGTTTATGAATTAGGATTGTTGCCATTCGCCATGCTTTATAAAGATGAATCTAAAAAACAATATTCAAAAGAATGGCGGGATTTCCAAAGAACATGGGCAAGACCGGCGGCGTATAAATGTTTGATGAAGGCGTGAAAATAAAAAGGGGGTGGGTATTAACCCATCGCCATTCAGAGGAGGTAAATTTACATGACCCCAAATAACACACAGAACGGTAGGGGGAATTTATAAATAACAATATCCAGAACAATAAATAATAAAGCAGATAAAGATTTAAGGGATGTGGCTCGTTTTATCATATTCCTCTGCGAGGCGTATTTTAGGGAGAACTATTATGAAAATATTTAGAGTATTTTTGACTATTTTGATAGTTTGGTTAGCGAAATCGTTTCCAACAATAGATGAACTTTGTATTTATATGACTAATCTGAATTTTAATTCTGCACGTTTATCTAAGGTAGTTGTAATACCTAATGGTTTTGTTAATCAGACGTTTATTTTAATCTATCCTAAATGGTAGAAATTCTGTTATAGACGAACTTAACGCAAAAATAGAGGGGTGGGGGAAAGAAAGATGAATATGTTATTAAGCAGAATACTATGTTTTTTGGGGTTGCATTTATGGGGATATAAACGGCTAACAGACACAATATACATTCATGACCCAAAATTAAAATATTGTGGTGCCGTCCAAAGAGAATGTTTATTTTGTCATAAACACGAATGGATGGAGAAAGGAGCGGGAGAATGAAAGAAATAAAACTACATGATGTTATCACAACAACCAAAGGTGACCGTGTGTCCGGTATCCCGTGTACTGGTATCGTTTATGGTTTTGGTAAATGGAAAGACTCAAAGAGCTTTAAAATAATTCAACTCAACGGGAGAAAAACAACGATTTTAGAACAAAACGCTGTTAAACTAAAAGGGAGTAAAAAGCAATATATGAAATTATTGAGGGAGGGAGAATGAAAATTGAAAATGAGGGTACAGAAGCTAAAACAGGAAAAACAGTTTTATTCCGTTTCGGTCATGATTATTATTCACCGAAGTTAGAGGTTCTTGACGGTCATGTGGTTCGCATGGAAGTTGGTGGGCAGGTAATGGTAAAGACGATTGAACAATGGGTTAAACAGGCAGAAGAACTAAAGCCAGAACCAGGGAAAGAGTCGAGGCTTGATACAGTTATTAAAAATTATAATGAAACATATTTTGGATGTGCTATCGGCGGTAATGAACGACAATATGCTATGGATCAATTAAAAATGGATTTCAGATCCCTTTTCATCAAGACGATTGATGAAACCCCAAAGAGTGGCAGAGTATATTCTTTAGAATATTATCGTGAAGTTTTAAAACAGGCAGTCGAGAAATTGTGAGGGGAAGCATGGATGATAGAATTGAGAAAAATACTAAAAAGCTTTATGCGTATGTGAATAAAAAATATCATTGTTATTTGTGGTTTATTAAATTACGCGATTATAATAATATGCTTGAAAATCTATCAGGTAACACAAAGGCGACTATGTCAACTATCGGGTTAAAAAGTAAATACAATAGAATTAAAAGAAGGGCAATATATTTTCAAGTCGATGCTGATGATTACTTAGATAATTTAAAAAAAGCGGCTGATAAATTGTATGAAATTATGAAATCAAAAAATATAAAACCAGAAATACTTTATGAGGGTTGTCTTCCTAAGCCGAATTTATTATATGAGTATAAACGAATAGACAAAAAATGAGGGGGTGGGTATGAAAAAACCGACAAAAAGTTATTTGATTAAAAAACTTGATATAGCTTTCGCAAAACATATCAAGCGCGCGGGAGTCTGCCAGCGTTGCGGAAAAGCAGAACATCTTAATTGCGCTCATGCTTATTCTCGTGCAAAAATGTCTATACGGTGGTATGATGATAATGCCTTTTGTATGTGCGTAGGATGCCACTTCTTCTGGGCGCACCGAAATCCGCTTGAATTTGCGAGCTGGGTGCAAAAGACGCTGGGTGATGAACGATTTGCGGCATTGATTCTAAAATCAAATAAACACAAAAAATGGTCAATTGAAGAAATGCAGGAAAGACTTAAAGAATTGGAGTCTCTTAATTCATGTCAATAAACCAAGATTTGTTAGAAGAAAAACCGGATAAAAAAGTTGTTGATTGTATCAGGATTATCAATCCGCTTCCCGAGTCTTTAGATGATTTAATCTTAAAGCGTGCAGACTTTATCCGGCGGGGGTATATGACGGAAATCGCAGGCGAGCGGTTGAGCAAGAATATTGATATTGTGAAATTAATTGTTTATGAAAGGGTGGTGAACGGGAAATGAAAGATTTATTTGTCGGGATGTTATTTGGTGCTGCTCTTGCATTTTTGTTCATGAATGTATGGGGAGTGAAAGTAAGAAATATTGAAAATTCGGCACAGCGGCAGCTTGATTTTGCTAACGGGGAAATGCACATCATAAACCAGCTGATGAAAATGAGAATAGAAAAAGGAATGAAATAATGTTTGATTTCATAAAAAAGTTTTTTAAGCCCGATAAAGCAAGTCCGATACAGAAGACTATTGAACTACCGAAACCTTTGCCCGTCAAGCGTGACCCCGTAGAGTTGCGGTTTGAGTATTACAAAGCGAAGTTAAGGAACAAACGGAATATCAGAAATCGGATTGCGAGGAAAAGCAGAAAAATAAATTATCAGAGGGGGGATGTATGAACAAAGAAGGAATGACGTTATTTCAGCTGTTAATGTTTGTAATGATTTTAGGTATTTTGGCTTTGATTGCTTTTCGGATACATATTCGTGCAGGCGATTTCAAAGCTGACCTGGCGCAATTCCAAAAAGAGAAAGATGAAATCATTGAGCGGTTGAACCAATACGAGCAGGTCATCTTAAATAATAAATACCGGTTGTTGCAGTTGGAAGCATTGATTCAGTATGCGCAGCAACAGGCGGCGGAGCAGGAAAAATCAAAGAAAGCAAAAAAGGAATCGCCGCAAACAGAAGAGGAAAAATTAAAATCATTAGAAAAAAGAGCAAAAGAATATACACCGAAACAGAGAGAATCTGATATGATTCGAAACGGGATAAAGGGTGCTGGAATGCCGACGTTATCAGGGGAGGTGAAAAATGAAAGATAAAAAATATCCGTTATGTTTTGTATTCCCAAATGGCAATAAAACAAGAGTGCATATTGATGGCAGAAGTCTTAAAAAATTAAATAAATCAATAGATGAACCAATAACACAAAAAGCAATGTCATTGGATGAATTCTATAAAATATTCCAAGAAAAAACTTGACATTACAGGATAACCGTTGGAGTATTAAAAACTACTCATGAATTTAAAACGAGAAAGGATGGGGGAAACCATGAAAGACAAGGAATTGAGAAAATATTTAGAATGCGATTCTTATGAAATACCTTATCACGGCGGTCTGTTCTCAACAAAAGTATTGTATTCTGAAAGAATAGATAAGATAAACAATGTTATTAAATTGATTTTAGAATATCTTGAACTTGAATACATCGAAAAGGAAAGCGAACCACAGTTCGCGGAATTAAGGAAAAAGAAAAAAATAAAGGGGGTTGTATGAGAAAAGTAACGTGTCCGTTATGTCATTACGAAGGCGCAGAAACAAAGACTTACACGAAGGGGTCAACGCTTGTTGAGCTTGCGCTATGGTGCTGCTTTTTAGTCCCGGGATTAATTTACAGTATGTGGCGGCTGGGTTCACGTTATAAGGGCTGCCCGAAATGTAAGTTTGAAAATGTTATTATTGAAAAAATCTGATTGAGTGATTTTTTTCTTGACATTTAAAAGAAAGTATTGTATATGTTGATTAATGGCTGATACAATACGCTTCATAGCGCAGAATCCCATTCTCGGAAAATTCCCGCAGGTTGACGGCGGCGGAAAAATTACTTTTCAATTTTCGAATCCTGAATATCTTAAATTAATCAGACTTGGACTTGATGAATATCAAAAGTGCAACCTAAATATTACTATTGAAAAAGAAGGCAAGTAGTATGATCCAATGCACACTTTTTGAAAATCCCCGTAGAACTATTAACACCGAATACGGCGCAGTCTGGTTTAAGGTTTGGCTTGAAAAAGAATTGAAACGTATTGGCAATGGCGAAATCAAACGGAATCGGCTGGGGCAGGTTGCGCTCTGGGTAAGCAGGAAAGGGCTTGAGCTTTTAGATTGTAAAGATTATTCGGGATTTTCAAAATCGAAATAACAGCAGAATAACAGCATTATGAGCAATACAAAAGGTGATTTTAAAAAAGGCGATAAAAGAATAAATAGAAGGGGTGCGCCCAAACTTGACCCGATAATAAAACAAATAAGAGAGATTGAGCGCACCGAATTAACTCTTGAATTTTCGAAAATGTTGCGAATGATAAAACCGCAGTTGCAAGAATTAATACAGAATCCGCAAACTTGTATTAAAGATTTAGGCATAGCAAAGGCAATACTTGAATGGTTAAAATCAGGCAATTTTTCATATATCCAGCCGTACATAGAATATATTTTTGGCAAACCAAAAGTAAGCATTGAGCATTCAATGGATGAACCGTTAAGAATTGAATATGTCTCGCATAAGACAAATAGAAACAACAGAAATATACCGGAAGACACGGGAAAGTAAAAGCCGGTATGTTATTAACGTCGGCGGGGCGAGAAGCTCAAAAAGCCATAGTATAGCGCAACTGCTCATTGAAAAGTTAGTCAACGAACGAGGCAAAAAGTTTCTTATTACTCGGAAAACAATGCCTTCTTTACGACTGACAGCGTATAAACTGATTATTGATTTGTTGAAAGAGTACGGGATATATAACAAGGTTGAGCATAACAAATCAGAGAACACAATCAAGTATCAGGGAAATTTTATGTTATTTATTAGCATAGACGACCCTGAAAAGATAAAATCATCCGAATGGAATTATATCTGGCTTGAAGAATCGAACGAATTTAACTGGAATGAGTTTATCATACTTGAAACAAGGTTATCGGGAAAAACGATTAAAGGGCAGCCGAATCAGATATTTTTTAGTTTAAACCCGAACGATGAATTGACGTGGATAAACCAAAAAATAATTTTAAATCAAAGATACGCGGAAGCAAAGAGTTTAACGGTTATATATTCATCGTATAAAGACAATCCGTTCCTTGACAAAGAATATGTTAATATCCTTGAAGGGCTGGAAGCAGAAGACCCGAATTACTGGCGGATATACGGGCTTGGATTATGGGGTTCATTACAGAACATTATTTACCAGCCGTATATTGTTGATACAGAATATCCGAAAGAGTTTGATGAAGTAATATACGGGCTTGATTTTGGCTTTAATAATCCGACGGCGTTGATAGAAATTGCCTACAAGGATCAGGAAATATGGTTGACAGAAAAAATATATCAAACACATTTAACGAATCAGCAGTTAATTGAGTTAATGAAAGATATAATCCCTGAAAAGCACAGGGACCGGAATATATACGGGGATACAGCAGAGCCAGCAAGGATTGAAGAGATAAGCGGCGCGGGGTTTAATATCGCACCATCTGACAAATCGGTGAATGACGGGATTGATTATTGCAAAAGAAAAGTATTCCATACGAGAGCGGAAAATATCAATGTTAACAAAGAGCGTCAATGTTACAAATGGAAAGAAAACAAAAACGGTGTTGTGCTCGATACCCCTGTTAAATTTAACGATCACGCTATGGACGCGATACGGTATGCAGTCTATACGCACTCGCTGGGGCAGGGAGAAATCGAAATTAGGTTTGTGTAGGGGATAATACATGAAAATAATTGACAAAATAATGAAGTTTGCAGGATATGAGAAATCATCACGCATGGTAGAGCTGGCGCAGGCGATAGCTAATAAAATATTTATTCCTACCTATGGCGCATCTACTCCGGAAAATTACTCAAAAAATGTTACGGCGTATGCAAATGAAGTTTGGATATATGCGTGCGTGTATCTCATATCGAATACGATTGCTGGGTTACCGTGGCGGCTGTTCAAATGGAAAATTAAAAAGGGTAAACAAGAAAAAGAGGTTGTTACAAATAACGATTTTGAAACATTGATTGAGAAACCGAATAGAGACGCGCAGGTTTCTACGTTTTATAATCTGATGGAATGGACGTGCGCTAATCTTGAATTGCTGGGCAATGCGTATTGGTTAAAAGATGAATTATATGGAACTCCGAAACGTCCGCGCGGATTAATGAATCTAATGACCGCGCAAATGCGTGTTATCCCCGGCGAGAGCGCTGGCATGGTAAGCGGGTATAAATTTCGGGCAGGCAGCGGCAAGGATATTGAATACACGCCAGAAGAGATACTTCATTTTCAATATATGTCGCCAGACAATTATTTTTACGGCGCATCCTCATTGAATCCTGCATTATATTCGATTGACGTGATAAAAGAAGCGCAGAAAACAAATCTGAATATGTTCAAGAACGGTGCGAAAATTGACGCATATCTTGAGAGTGAGCAGGAATTAAGCGAGCGGGTTTTTGAGCGGGTAAAAAAACAATTTAATCAGCGGTACGCGGGTGCTGATAATGCGCATACCACGCCGATACTTGAGAAAGGGTTAAAATATCATCTCATTGCGGGGAATATGCAGGACTTGGAGTATATCAACGGGATAAAATTAAGCCGTGAAGATATATGCGCCGTGCATGGTGTCCCGCCGGTGCTGGTAGGCATACTTGATAATTCAAGCTACAGCAATTATGAGACGGCGTTAAAAGTATTTTTCTTTTTTAATATCATCCCGAAATTACAACGTATCAATGCGTATATCACGTCATTGGCGCAATTATATGACAAAAATATGTACTTTGAATTTGATGTATCAAATGAAGAAGCATTGAAGGAAAACGAGACACAAAAGGCGCAGACAGCACAGATATATTTTAACATGGGGATACCGTTTAATATTGTGAATCAGCGGTTGAATCTCGGATTCCCTGAAATAGAAGGCGGGGACATTGGTTACCTGCCATTCAGTTTGCAGCCGGTGGATATGGTTGCCGAGAACAGTATAACGCCAGAATCGCCGGAAGTGCAGTCAAACGAGGACGAGGAAGAAGAAGAAGGGAAAATGAAAAAACTGAAATCCATAATTTATACGAAAGAGATTAAAAAAGAGCTATGGAAACAGTTTGACCGGCTGGCGGCGATGATTGAGCGGCGGTATATGCAAATAATAAGCACGTATTTTCTTGGGTTAGAGTTGGGGATATTAAGGCGGATGAATTCGCCGAAATCCATTGATAAAGATATAAGAGTTGAAACATTTATTTTCGACGAGGATGAAGAGATTGAGCGGTGGCTAAAACAATCGCGGCGGGTGCATGAATACGCAATGAAAGCGAACGGGGATAGGGAATTGAGCAATCTCGGCATGGGCATAGCATTTGATTTACAGAATCCGCGAGTACAGGAATACCTTGCAAAATACGGACTTGAAAAATCAAAAGAGGTTATCGGGAGCGCGCGGGAAGCTGTTAAGAATACGCTTATTGAGGGCATTAATGCAGGCGAAGGTATCCCTGAATTAACAAAACGGGTGAAGGAAACATTTCAGCCGTATACAGATGCAGGGTACAAAGCGGAGCGTATTGCACGCACAGAAGTCATCGGCACGTGCAACAGGGGCGCGCTTGAAGCATACAGGCAGGTTGGCGCTGAAAAGAAGGCGTGGCTTGCTACGCATGATGACAGGGTGCGGGATGAGCATTTACAGGCGGGCAACGAATATGATGAAAAGCACGCTATCGGACTTGATGAGATGTTTATTGTTGGCGGGGACAGTATGCTTGCCCCTGGCGGTGGTTCAGACCCCGCACAGGTTGTGAATTGCAGATGTTCGATTATAGCGGTAGTCGACGAGGGCGGAGGTGAATAATGCACGAAAAATTATACACTAAAGAACAGGTAATGACATTGATTGACATAATAGTAAATAATCCATTTTTTGTATATTCTGACAAACGATGGGAATATCCCGACCATAGAAGCGACCAGAAAAATTGTATTATGCTGGATATGAATTTTAATATTGAGAAAAAACCCGGAATAGTAATACATATCCCCGGGAAAACGGTTGATGAGACATGACACTTGACGAAATGAAACGCGCGCTGGTTATGTACCTAATGAAAAAACTTGACGCGCAGTATTTCGGGAAAGTAATAATTGTGTTTAATGAAGGGCAGGTTGTGCATATTATCGAGGAGAAAAGTTTGAAAATTGAGCATTTAAACAGCTAAATAACGGGTATAAAAGAACTTTAGCCCCAGATGCGTAAACGCTTTCATCGGCATTTACGCGCTGGGGTTTTTTTATTTTATGAATACATACAGGGATGAAAATTGGGCGCAGATATTATTGCCAGACGGAAACAGGGAAATAAATTTATCAACAGGGAGGGAGAACAAAATGCAAGCGGTACATAAACTATACGATTGCGAGTTAAAAGATTTTTCTGAAAAAGAGCGGGCATTCACGGCGGTTGCTTCAACAGAAAGCAAGGATAGGGACGGGGATATACTGCGGGCAAATGGCTGGAAATTAAAGAATTACCGTAAGAATCCCGTAGTATTATGGGGACACGACGCATTTGCGTTGCCGATAGCGAAGGCAAAAGAAATAAATATAACCGAAGGCAAGATGATATTCCGACCGCAGTTTGCGACGGCGGAAGAGAATCCATTCGCGGAGCAGGTATTCAGGATGTTCAAGGGCGGGTTTTTACGGGCATTTTCTGTGCGGTTTGACCCTATCGAATGGAAAGAAATTGAACCAGAACAAAATCCAGAGGATACAGGTAAAAGCGATACAACAACGGTTGTGCGGCGCGGGATTGAATACAAGTCTATGGAATTGCTTGAAATATCAGCGGTGAACATACCGGCAAATGCCGAAGCGTTAAAATCGCCGGATATGCTTGACCTTGTGCAGAAAAGTTATGTTATTTCATACGCAAAGTTATTTCCCGGATTTATTGTCCAGAAAACGACTTATCAATGCGAGTGTATTGATTGCGGGCATAAAATGGAATCAGAATCTCATTGCAAAGATTTAAAATGTCCTGAATGTGGCGGGCAGATGAGAAGGGCTGAAAGACCAGGGCCTGGGCAGGCGGATTATGATTTCAGCAGTGAGTTAAAAGAAAAATATGGACGGCTTGACGAACTGCAGCGCGCGAAAGAATTGCGGCGGGTTGAATCAGAGATTGACGAACAGATTAAAGGACTTGAATTAGAGATTGAAAACGATAAAGCAATCAATGAATTACAGAAAAAAATAAAAGAACTCCATGCCGGAATTACCGGCTTGGTGAAAAAATAGGGGGGACTGATGGACGTTAAATTAGAAGAATTACAGAAACAAGTAACTGACTTGCATGGGTTACTTGAAAAGCTGGCTAAAGAAAAAGAGCCGGCTGGGGGTATTGTACAGGCAGACGCCATAAAACGAGATGAACTCGAAAAGATGAAAGCCGACATACTTCTT